ACGAGTAGATTCTTCTTCTCGTACTTGTTCAATTTGAGCACGTAATTCATCAACTTTCGCCTTAAGCTCTTCGCGAGCCTTTTTAATGTTTTCTCTATGACCTTCAACTACTGTTTTTACTGCTTCTCTAATTTCTTTTATCTGATCGCGAATAGTTTTAACTTTTGTACGTTCTTGATCGCGATGATTTTCATTTTTATCTCGATTAGCGTCCAAAGTACTTCTAATAGAATCGACTTGAGCTTGTTTAGCATCTCGTCGAGTACTGATCTGATCACGAAGTTGTTCGATCTTAGTTTTATACTGATCGCGTTTTCGTGCACGTTCACTTTTAGACATGCCTTTAAGCTCAGCTTGAAGCTCTTTTATCTGAATTCGAACCGACAAATTATACGTCTTGAATTCAGCATTGATTCCTTTTATCTCAGAACGCAAGCCTTCATTAACTTCGGATGCTTTATCGGAGTATTCTTTAAGACCGTCATTAATTCCATCGATTTGAGTACGAAGCTCGTCAACTTGGGCCTTAATATCTTCATTAGTTTTCTTAATCGTATCTTGAAGCTGTTTAATCTCTTCGTTACTAGTTTTCTTAATTTCTTTAATTTGATTTTGAATCTCTTTGATCTTACTATTTGCTTCATCACTTTTAGCTTTGCCCTCACGTCTTCGAGTAATTTGGTCCATTATCTCTTGGACAGAGGCTCCACTACTCTTAGTAGATGGCGCATTACTTCCATTTTGATTTGTACGACCGGTTTTGACGTATTCACTAGATGAAGCTCGTCTAGACTTCACAAACTGTTCTTGTTGTTTAGCCTTTTGAAGCCGTCTTTTCAAATCGTCAAGACCATAAAACTTTTCTGGATGCGTTGCTGCCGACGTTCCAAATCCTCGATGTCCGCCGTAACGATCCTTATACCCCTTAAGTTCTCGAATACGCATGTAGTATTCATGAGCTTTTTCAGGATTGTAATACTCATTTGAATACTTAGGATTGGAATAGTCAGGCAATTTCTATCACCTGCTTAGTTCTTTCTCCAAATCGTCAAGCATTCGCTCAGTCTCATCGAAATCGCCATCGCTTTCGTTGAGCATTGACTCGAGATTGTCAAGATCACCAGAACCGAGCATCTGAGACAACTTATCAGTTGAATTATCAGCACCGTTTGCTTCATTGTTTGCTGGAGCTCCACCTTGAGCAGCATTCGGATCGACAGTATTAATAGGCATGTTCTTATTAATAAGCTGATCTGAACGCTCAGAATCATTAGGTTTAAACCCAAGAATAGAACGAAACTCGTTTGCTGATAGAATCTCATTTCGGCTTAGAGCATTAGCCATGTTACCTACCTCATCAGGTGTAACCATGTCAAACGCGTCTATGAAATATCCAATCTTTTGCCCTTGAGTGCGAGCAGTTGGTGTTAAAAACTTTCTAGTAAATTCAAGCTCTATCAAATCGAGAATTGGCTTGAGAACTTTCTTGTTATACACAAGCATTTGCTCTTGACTAGCGACGCCCTTAAAAACATCAGCACTGATACCTATCTGATTGTAGAGCTGATCGGTCAATGTCTGAATCTGACTTGGCAAATCATTCTCAAGTGGTTTACTCAACGGTGTAACTTGCTCGGCTTGATCGATGTAAGCGACACCGTATTTTGAATTTTCAAGCTGATCTTCTAGTGCTTTTCGTCTCTCTTCAGCTTGAGCTATTCGAGATGGAGACTTCAACGAATATGGCAACTTGACCAGCATGTTAAGTTTGGTAGATGCTTTCTGCCCGTCAATTTGGTCAAGAAGATTCATCTTGTATACCAAACGCTTTAAAGTTGAGTTTGGCTCATTCATTACAGAATAGAACGGGTTTTCAAGAATAGCTACCTTTTCTTTAGGAAGAGTGACCTTAGCCTGATTGCCAGTTCTCTCATTGTATACATCCATGGTTACTTGCGACGGTAACCAATTCACTATTCGACCAGTACGCAAAGTTAGAACATCAAAGGCTTTGCTTCTATCAAGATTGACATTAGTATCTACTGGAACTGCTGCGACAACGCCCTCATCGAGCATCGACAGAACCAAGTCAACCCAGAAGTCTCTCGACGTTTGGTCTAGATTAGCAGACAAAGTCATGCAATCATTTAGTCCAGATTTGATAGTTTCAATGTAGCGACCATTACCATCGGTACGAATATGCTGAATTTGAACAGAAGCAACATCATTAGCAATTCTGTTAAATATAGTATTCAGAATTGAATGCTCGCTACTAAACCGCATTCGATGCTGATTGCCTCTATAAAAACCAGGAGAACCAACATTGCTAACATACGATATGGGAGCATAGCGTTGAAGTATCTTAGCTTCTTCTTTTCGACGAGGTTCGGTCTGAAAAGCATTCCAAGCACTAGCAAGACGATCCTTTAACGACATTAGTCACCTCCTAACTATTGATTAAGAATCTTTAAATATCAACCACCAAGACGCTTGGCTTTATTCCTGGCCAACTTAGAACGAACGTCATAGTAACCAGAATATACCCTAGCTGCACCACGAGCAGGAACAGCTATCATTTGGCCTGCTAATCCCATCTTACGTCCTTGTTTAGCAAGAGATCGATCCATGTTGGAATGGAATTCAGCACGTTTACGAAGAGCATCTGCTCGTTTATTAGCGTTAGCTATTTTATCAGCATTGATGGTTCGCTTATACCGCTTTCTAGCAGCTCTATCCGCGGCATTAAATCTATCAATTGCTTTCTCAGCACTTCTAGCCATACGAGCATCGTCATGGTTCTTAGCATAACCACGATTAGCAGCCTCGCCCCAATTATGCAAATCTAAAGCAGCTGCTTTTCTATCCGCTTCATACTGTGCTTTTGCAGCTTTTTTAGTAAAATGCTTAGTTGCAGCATTACCAATGAGATTAGTAATTCCACGATTAAAGGCCTTTTTAATGCCTCGACCTTGATTAGCATCCAGAACTTCTTGCTGCTTCTTCTTTATTGCCGTGGTACTCTTTCTCCAATAATCAGCTTGCCTCTGATGTGCTTTTTGCTCGGCTGCCAGACGTGCTCCAGCGCCATCGATAATGCCGTCTTCATTACGCGGACGACGTACTCCCCACTTTTGTCCTTTAATGCCATGATGCATCAGCGAATCGGTATAGCTTGGAAGAATATCAGCCCTCAAATCATCTCTATAATCACGTGACATACATCCTCCTTTCATACTATCCGAAAGCCTCACGATTAAGTTTGTATGCTACATAAGCGTCCATCATTGCAGCTACACTATCGATCTTTTTATCATGACGTTTCTTAAGAAGTTTACGATTACCATTAGTATCTTCAAGTGTGATACAATTACCCATGCAAAAACTCATAAGTTGTTCATCAAATAACAGCAATCGTTCTTCAGCGAGTTTCTTTAGATCGCCCAACGGAACTGATTCTGTACGAGCACCCTGAATTACTTTTTCAACGCCAAACGGACCATTCTCAGTTTGCCACTTAGCAACAAAGTCTTTGGCATTATACGGGTCGAATCCCATGCATACTACATCGTAGTCAGCATTAATTATGTAATTATCAAGGTCGTCGTAAACTTCCATCATGTCAAGAACCGCGCCTTCTAACACAACCAAACTAGTTTCTTTAATAAATTCTTCATACTTTTGTCTCATAGCCAAAGGCAATTTGTTAACAGTTAACTCGGTCACATAGCACCGAGTCTTTACACCAAAAGACCCATCACGCAAAGGGAACAAAAACGTAAAAGCGCAGAAGTCATCACCTTGAGACAGGTCTGCACCCATAGCGCATTGCATAGACCAAAAATCATGCTTACGATGAGGAATGGTTTCTTCATACGTAAAAAAGTAGGTGTAACCCTCCATAGGAATTCCAAAGCGTTTAGCAAGAATATCATTGCGAGTAGAAGGGTTCTTCTCAGCACGTTCGACATCTAACTGGTAAACTTCATAGCTAACAGTTTTGCCGATGTTCGGCTGAGCCTTCATCCACATAGCAGGGTTTGCCACTTCTTTAATATCATCGAGTTTGTAATACCAAATAGACACATGGGGATTTACATACTCTCCTTTGAGAATAGACATGATCTCCATTTTGATTGTGTCGCCAGCACTATTACGAACCGTACCCTCAGATGAAGTTGCAACTATTAAGTAGTCGTCATTCTTTGATGCTCCCTGTTCAATAGCACCTATTACATCCTCTCGAATATCACCAGATAGCCATTCGTCGACTGTGGCTACTCGACAACGAGAACCCTGAAGTTTATCGATGGACATTGGTCTGGATTCGATTATGGAATTCGTAAGAAAGTTTTCGATACCTTTCTTAGTAGATGCCAACTTTGGTCTATTGAATTTTGAACCAGTCGTATTGTTAATAGAACCCTCTGTAAGAAACTTAAATAAAGGTCCTCTTGACCTGGCTAATGCTGTTCGTATTGGCGATAGAGTTTCTTCAGACTGTCGAATAGTAGGCGCAGTTACTATTTGATTAGTCGTGGAAGAGTCTACCGCCACGAAATATGCTTGAATTCCCGC